GCTATCTCACATTTAGGGATCGGGAAAGAAATAGCTAACTTAGATACAGAACAAACAGAAGAAGCTTCAGCTTGTAGACGTTATTTTGAATCAGCTAAAAAAGCTACTCTCTCAGATCTTGACTGGACCTTCGCTACTAAGTTTGCAGTTTTAAACTTGATTGAAAGCGAACCTAACGACGAATGGAACTTTAGCTATCGTTATCCTTCTGACTGCATTAACATGCGAAGAATACTTTCAGGTCAGAGACAGGATACGCAAAAAACTAGAGTACCTTACAGAATATCTGCAGACTCTGCAGGACGTATTATCTATACCGATAAAGAAAATGCAGAAATTGAATATACAAAAAATGTAACAGATCCAGGATTGTTTTCTGCAGAATTTGCTTTAGCTCTTTCTTTTCGTCTAGCGTCATATATAGCACCTAGACTAACTGGAGGAGATCCTTTTAAAATGAAGCAAGAAATGCTTGCACAATATGAGATCGAGCTCGGAAGAGCTAAGAAAAAGAATATGAATGAAGAAACAGCAGACATCTTACCAGAGTCTGAGATGATAACTATAAGGAGTTAATTATGCCTGACCTACGTTTGTCTGAGATGGAAAAGAAAGACTTCTCTACTCCATCTGCAGGACCAAAAGCTCCTAAGTATCCTTATGGATTAAAAATAACACTAGGTCCAGAAGAGCTTGAAAAGTTAGGGATTAGTGAACTTCCTCAAGTAGACTCTTTTGTAGACTTTGAAGCAAAGGCTCAAGTAGTTGGAGTCTCTGTATCTGAGAGCGAAGGAGATGTAAATGAGCATCGTCTTGAGCTCCAGATCACTGAGATTTACATGAAGGATAAGAAAGAAGAAAAGAGCACAGAAAGTGCTTTATATGGGGGATAAAGTTTGACTACGATATCTCAAAGATCTTTTGCAAGTGGAGAGATCTCTCCGTCCTTGTACGCTCGAGTTGACTTAACAAAATACGCTACAGGTCTTAGAACTTGTAAAAATGGAATTGTTTTACGTTATGGTGGCGTATCTAATAGACCAGGGACTTCTTTTGTTGGAGAAGTCAATGACTCATCTAAAGCAGTCAGACTTATCCCCTTTATCTTTAATACAGCTCAAACGTACGTGCTAGAATTTGGTGAGCAATATATACGAGTCATTAAAGACGGTCAACATCTTACAGAGGCAGGAGTGAGTATTTCAGGGATTACTCAAGCTAATCCTGCAGTAGTTACTACATCTACAAGTCATGGATACTCTAACGGAGATGAAGTCTACATCAATGGCGTATCTGGGATGACTCAGATCAATAATAGAAATTTTAAAATTGCTAATATAACAGCCACAACTTTTGAGCTTCAAGAGATGGATGGAACTAATTTAGACTCCACCTCTTATGACGCATATATTTCAGGAGGAGACTCTTACAAGATGTACGAGATTTCTTCTCCTTATCTTGAATCAGAATTAGCTACTATAAAATATGTACAGTCTGCTGATGTTGTAACTCTTGCACATCCTAATCATCCTCCTGCAGAGCTAACTCGAACAGGAGATGTATCCTGGAGTTTAAATAATATTAGCTTTCAGCCTACAGTAGATCAGCCTACTGGCATCACTTCTACTCAAGCTGGAGCAGGATCTGAAGTCTATCGCTACAAAGTAACAGCTATTGATTCGGAAACTGGAGAGGAATCTCTTCCAGGAATTGTAGGAACTACAAATACAATTACAGGCATAACTCAAGCAGATCCTGCAGTCGTAACAACTTCTGGAAGTCATGGCTATTCTAACGGAGATGAAGTTTATATTTCCGGTGTAGTAGGGATGGAAGAGGTTAATGATCGTATCTTTTTTGTAGAAAATGTTACAGCTACAACTTTCGAGCTTGAAGGCATCAACTCTACAAGCTATACAGCTTACGCATCAGGAGGATCTGCTAATGCTGCTTTTACTGAAGTGACTTCTTCAGTCCCTTCAACATCTAACCCTATTGTAGTTAGCTGGACAAAAGTATCTGCAGCTAGTGAGTACAACATCTACAAAGAGTCCAATGGTGTTTATGGGCAAATAGGGATTGCAAATGGTACGACCTTTGATGATATTAACATTAGTGCTAATACTACCTTTACTCCACCTTCCTCTAGAAATCCCTTTATTGGTGGTGGTAATTATCCTAGCACTGTCACCTATATTCAGCAGAGATTAGCTTTTGCAAATACGGATCTAGAGCCTGAGAAGATCTTCCTTTCCAGGACTGCAAACTTTAAAAATTTTACAACATCTTCTCCTTCTCAAGCAGATGATGCTATTACGTTTACAATGGCAGGAAGGCAAGTAAACGAAGTACAATCCCTAATTGATCTAGGTAGGCTTGTCATTCTCACTACAGGTGGAGAGTGGTCAGCAGAAGGTGATGGAGGAGTAATTACTCCTACTACAATCAATACCAAACAATATTCGTACAATGGATCTGGAGATCTCCAGCCTATTGTAATTGATGGAGCTGCAATATATCAGCAAGCTAGAGGCTCTATCATTAGGGACCTTACCTATAATTTTGAAATCTCAGGTTATTCTGGAAATGATCTTACAATCTTTTCAGCCCATTTATTTGATAAGTTTACTATTGTAGACTGGTCTTTTCAGCAGATCCCTCATTCTATCCTATGGGTAGTACGAAGTGATGGAGCTCTTCTTGGTATGACTTATGTAAAATCTCAACAAGTCATAGCCTGGCATCGTCATGACTTTGGAGGACTTGTAGAAAATGTATCCGTAGTACCTGAAGGGAATGAGGATACTCTCTACGTCACAGTCAAAAGGACAATAAATGGTAAGTCAGTCAGGTATGTCGAAAAACTGACATCACGTCAAATAAATGACATCGTAGATAATAAGTTTATGGATAGTCATCTTTCATACGATGGAAGAAATGCAAATACATCCCATACAATGACGCTATCAGGTGGGACCACTTGGGAATACACCGAGACTCTTACTCTAACATCATCGACTTCTTTCTTTTCTGCAAATGATGTAGGAAATGCAATTCATTATCGAGATGGAGAAGTACTTCGTTTAACTATTACGGGCTATACAAGTGCTACAGAAGTCCAGGTTAAACCACATAAAACAGTACCAGTAACTTACAGAAGTCAAGCTGTCAGTGAGTGGGAGAAAGCTGTAGATGAACTTGCAGGACTTTGGCATTTGGAAGGGAAAGACGTAGCAATCTTTGGAGATGGCTTTGTAGTAGCGAGTCCTAATAATGCAAGCTATGACATCGTGACAGTAGCAAACGGTAAAGTAACTCTTGATAAGCCTTATGCTGTCATTCATGTCGGACTACCTTATCTATCTGATATCGAGACTCTTGATATTGATACTCCTAATGGAGAGACAATCTCAGATAAGTCAAAGATTGTGGGCGAGGTGAACATGTTTGTTGAGGAGACTCGAGGGATATTTGTAGGACCTAAGCCTCCATCAGGTACAGATCCTCTAGAGAATCTTGTAGAATTTAAGTTACGAGATGTAGAAGACTATGACAGTCCAGTATCCTTAACTACAGATAATATTAGTGTTAATATAAAACCAGAATGGAATAGTAACGGCAGGGTATTTGTCAGACAAGTTGATCCAATTCCTATGACAATCTTATCAGTATCTCCTGCCGGAAAATTTCCTTTTAGTGGATAGGAGGAAAATATGGGCTCAGCAGGAGGAGCTATCCAAGCAGGACTCGGAGCAGCTCAAATTATAAATGCTAAAAACTCAGCAGATGCTGCTAAAGCTCAAGCTGAATTTATGGCACAACAAGACGAATTTAACGCACAACTTTTAGAATATAGAAAAAACGAGATAGGCGAAATTGCCCAAGAAAATATCGACGTTCGACAGCAACAAGTCCGACAGATGCTAGGATCTCAAAAGGTAGCCCTTGCTGCTCAAGGTATTGAAGTTGAAGGAGATATCGGAGAGCAGCTTGCTGAGCAAGAAAGAAAACTTTTACAGCAAGATGTAGAGGCAATAAAAAACAATGCCTGGAGAGAAGTTTTTGGACTCGAGCAAAAGCAGCTAGATCTTAGATCTTCTGCAGCTTTTACTAGAATAGAAGGATCAGAAAGAGCTCGTCAAACAATGGTGACAGGCGGATTAGCTGGTCTTGGAAATATTGTCGAAGGTGGTAGCAAAGCAGGACTTAAATTTGGACCAAAGATAGGTAAAACTAAAGGTACTAAATCAGGTAGAATAAGTCCTAGTAAGACTGCTCGGATGCCTAGCGTATTTGAAACTATTACTAGAGGCATGGGGAGTATTTAATGCCACAAATACCTTTATCTAGAAGACAGGTACAAAGACAAGCAATCTCAGGACAAGGCTTTGCTACCGAGCGTCCTCTTGTAGAAGATAGGACAGCAGAGCTTAGAGCTGTATCTCAAGCTTTTGGACAGATCGAAAATGTTATCAATAAGCAGATTGCAGAAGCTGAAGATATTGAAATATCGGCTCTTAAAACTAGGCTTAGACAAAAGCAAAATGACTTACTACACAACAAAGATACAGGCTTTTACAAAGTCGCTGGTAAAGATACTACGACTCAACAAGATAGCTACAATAAAGATTTTTCTTTGTATGCTGACGAGCAAATTAAAGGACTTGGAAACGACAGGCTACGGCAAAGAGCTCAAGTCATTGCTGATGGGTATAAAGTAGACGTTGATCGACAGCT